CAGAACCACGGCATGTTTATGTTTGTTGATATGTCTGGTAGTATGTACCAAGAAATGACTAATGTTGTCGAGCAGTTATTGATCCAAGTATCCTTCTGCAAAAAAGTCGGCATTCCGTTTGATGTTTACGGATTCGGCAACGCTGGATACTATGAAGATTTCACTCGCAAAATGTTGCAAGATGCTCAGAGCAAAAAGTCTGGTGATATCTATATCGATGATGAAAACTTTCGGTTACTACAATTAATTTCTTCTGAGTTATCAGCTCCCATGTATGCCAAAGCATTCAAAGGTCTTCTAGGATGGGCAACTACTTACATAAACAGAAACAACCGTCAGGATAAAGAAGAGAAAATATGGCAAGAGCGTTACAACCAACCGCGTCATATGTCACTGTCCTCTACTCCTCTGGCTACTGCGATGTTAGTTGGTCGTGATATTGCTAATGAATTCAAACAGCGTAATCACCTTGAAGTTCTGAACACAATCATTCTGACCGATGGGTACAACACTGACAATATAGTCGTGGTTGAAGATTGTATGGAACTAGAAAATACTGACTACGCGCAAGTGACATTTCGCCACCGCGCACCAAGAGAAGTTTCTGAGATGTACATCAAAGAAGGTGCAATCTCAACCAAGCATGTTATCTCAGGACTATACGGTACTGGAAACTACGGTCGTGGCATAGGATACCAAGATTACTTCCTAGCACTACTGAAGCACTACCAAGCAACCACTGGTTCGCGTATGATATCATTCAACATTGTACCTGCAAAGTCAGCCGCTGTCAGAGATTCATACTTTGCCGCGATTAGCAAGTATGATTACGAAGGGTTTCAGACTAAGTACAAGACCTTTCGTTCTGAGCGATTCATGGAAGTTCCCAATGCTGTCGGATACGATACTATGTTTATGATCATGGGTGGCAAAGGGCTAGAAGTAGACACTGATGAAATGGAAGTTAAGTCCAACTCCAAAGGTGATCTAAAGCGTGGATTCATGAAGTTCGCCAAGGGACGCAGTGCCAGCCGAGTGTTTTTGAATCGATTCATCGATAAAGTTGCATAAAAGATGAAAATAATTGAGAAAACACTTGACTTTCCCATGAAACCTGCTATAATGGTATAGTAAAGTCGAGTTAAAGAAGTTAAATTGAATAATCCTTTTGAGAGAGGTCAGATTATGTATGAATTAAATAGTGAATTGTTGAGCGCCCTACAGGCAATAGATACTGCCGGTGGTACGCTTAATCGAAAGCAAATTTCAGATGTGGCAGTGAGTCTCGGAATAGCCAAACAGGGTTCCGCAGTCGGCTATATAGTTGACAATTATGCGGTTGCCCGTGGCATCTATGACGTTTCATTGCCCGCAAATTCTGTACCTGCACAAGCCCCAAAGCCTATTGCAGTCATACAGTCCAAACAACCTACCCAAGACCTTCCGCAAGAAGCGGCAAGAGTCCTAACTCAGGCTAAATTATCGGTGACTATCGAGAACTTAATTCCTCCCACAGACAGTACTTATGTTCCGTTTGGATTCTTTAAAGACCTGACTAGAATTGTCAAGTCTGGAATGTTTTATCCTACGTTTATCTCTGGTCTATCCGGTAACGGTAAGACTATGATGGTCGAGCAAGTTTGTGCAAAACTAGGGCGAGAAGCCTTGCGAGTCAATATCTCCATTGAGACTGATGAAGATGATTTGATTGGTGGCAATACACTTGTCGATGGTAACGTAGTTTATCGAGAGGGTCCTGTTCTCACTGCAATGAAACGTGGTGCAGTACTAGTTCTAGATGAGATCGACCGTGGCTCTAACAAGCTAATGTGCTTGCAAGCTATCATGGAAGGCAAGCCTTACTACAATAAGAAGACTGGTGAGATTGTCTCTCCTGAACCCGGCTTCAATATCATTGCTACTGCGAATACTAAAGGTCGTGGATCAGATGATGGCAAGTTTATGGGTGCTCAGATACTAGATGAAGCATTCCTTGAGCGTTTTGCAATCACTGTCGAGCAAGAATATCCATCGGCTGCCCAAGAGAAGAAAATTGTTCTTGGTAAGATGCGAGTTGCCGACTGCATTGATGATACCTTTGCTACCAATTTGGTGACATGGGCTGAAGTGATCCGAAAGACTTTCTATGAGGGTGCAATCGATGAATTGATTTCTACTCGCCGTCTGGAACACATTGTCAAAGCATTCTCAGTGTTTGGTGATAAGATGAAAGCCATCGAGTTATGTGTAAACAGGTTCGATACCGACACCAAGCAAGCCTTCTTAGACCTTTACACTAAGGTTGATGATGAAGTATCAATGCCGGAGACAGATGATGGTGGTATAAAAATCACCGAAGACTTCGGACCCGAAAGCGAACAATTTTAAGGAACCATTATGTCGATAGATTATAAATTCAATGAAGATAAACTCATTGACGAGTTTAAGAAGTACATTGATTTGACCTACGATGGTCACTATGGACAAGGAGGGCTACAGTCATCTGAGATTATTGTAGACCGAGGTCATGGTCAAGGCTTCTTTCATGGAAACATTGACAAGTATAACGGTCGATATGGCAAAAAGGGTAATAGTCCTGATGATTGGCGTAAAGACATTATGAAGATTATTCATTATGGATTTCTCGCTCTCTATGAGCATGATAGGACAGAAGAAGCACAAGAAAAAATTGATACTGATACTTTTGAGAAAATACTGGAGCATAGCCCTATGCTATCAGACAAATTTTCTGAAAGTAAATTATCACCAGAAGAAGCTGCCGAAGTACAGCGGCAATATGATAGAAATAGACTGTAGATCACCAGAATCCGTAAGGATACCTAGGTAGTCATGTGTGTGACCTCTCTCTCAATTGCAACTACACATGGCTATCTAGGTTTTTTCTATTATAAATACATGAGAGATACTGTTAACATAACGAGAGGACAAGTCAATGGCATATGAAGCCAGAATTACACAAACCAGAACAGATATTGACCAGGTGTGGTATGTATTTGATACTGATGTCGTTACCAATTCCGCAATGGATACCCGAGCCGCCAGATTGCTACAATTTATCGCTGATGAAGTTACGGCGGGTACACTGACCCATGCAATTGAATTTTCGGATGATCATCTTTCTTGGTCATGGGTAAACACCTTTGCAGATGAAGCTACCTGGGAAGCATTTGAAATTCGTAATGCGGCTTTTGTGGCTAATACAGAAACTGGACTATCTGGAATCGCGTGGCATACTGAGACGGTATTCACAGATTGGTGTACTACTACTGGATCAACCGTTAGCATCACTGATGGTGCCGTTTAACCTATTGACATAACCCCAAATTTATTATATAATGATTGAAATGTTTATAACTGTGAGGAAGACCTGTGAAAATATCAAAAGCAACGATGGAAGTTCTGAAGAATTTTGCCTCGATCAACAGCAATATTCTTGTCCGTGAGGGCAATGTTCTATCAACAATATCAACTGGCGTTAACATATTCTGTCGTGCAGAGGTAACAGAAACCTTTGACCGAGAGTTCGCCATCTATGACTTGAATAGTCTACTGGCTTTACTGACCATGATGGAAGATACCGATGTTGATTTCGGTGAAGACTGCATCACTATCAGCAAAGACACCAGTGAATTCAAATATTACTATGCTGATAAGACCATCATTGTGGCAGCCCCGGATAAGACAATCGAGGTAGACAACCACTATGAATTCAATCTTACTGCTAAGATGATTGAAACCATGAAGCGAGCCGCTTCCGTTATCTCTGCTCCTATGTTGAGCGTTGTGGCTAAGAATGGCAAGGTAGTGATGAGCGTTGGTGATCCTTCAACTCCCCGAAGTAATACATACACCCAAGAGATTGGTGAGTTTGATGGTGAGTTTGATTGTCGCATACCAATCGAGAACTTTAAAGTTATGAGTGGTGATTATGTCACTGTTCTAAGCAAGAAGAAGTTTATGTACTTACACAATGACTCCGCACAATATTGGTTAGCACTTGACCCCAATTCACAGATAGGATAAAAAATGAATATTGGAGTTGGAAATAGAATGCCCCTAGTGAAATGGAATACTAGGGTTCGTGATGAGACAGTCGAAGGTGATAACCCATATCGATGGGAGAGTTTAACAACTGCGGATGTCTTCAAAGATAAAAGAGTGGTGCTGTTTTCATTGCCTGGCGCATTTACTCCTACCTGCACCACAAAGCAACTACCTGGGTTTGAATCACTGTACGATGATTTTATTGAATCTGGTGTGGATGAAATCTACTGCATGTCAGTGAATGATTCTTTTGTGATGAATGCTTGGTCTAGATGGGCTAACATAAAGAATGTAAAAGTAATCCCCGATGGTTCTGGTGAATTTACTAGTGCTATTAGTATGCTAGTCGATAAGGGTAACCTAACATTCGGTCAGCGATCTTGGAGATTTGCCATGCTGTGCAATGATGGTGTTGTTGAGCAATCTTGGATAGAACCCGGAATGTGTGACAATGCTCAAGATGATCCATATGGAGAAACTGCACCCGAAAAGATATTAGAATATATACAACTAGAATCTCCTCTTGCCAAAGGCAGAGAACTGCAATTAACTTTGTTTGAAGGTCTTGACTCAAAAGATAAAATGAGTTAAACTATTACTATATTATGAATTGGAGTGAGAATGGAAAACAAAGAATTTTTATTCGTTGAGCGATATCGCCCACGGACACTGGACGAATGCATCTTGCCCGACTCTCTACTTGCAGTCTTCAAGAAGTTTGTTGCCGCGGGTGAGATCCCCAATATGTTATTGTGTGGTACTGCTGGTACTGGTAAGACTACAGTAGCCCGCGCACTATGTACTGAATTGGGGTGTGACTATATTGTAGTCAACGGTTCGGAAGAGTCTGGTATCGATGTCCTGCGTACTAAGATCAAGAATTTCGCAAGTACCATGTCGTTTGAGAACAAGCCAAAGGTTGTCATTCTAGATGAAGCAGACTATCTAAATCCCAACTCTACTCAGCCAGCCCTACGTGGGTTCATTGAAGAGTTCTCAAAGAATTGTAGGTTCATATTCACTTGCAACTTCAAGAATCGCATCATTGAGCCACTGCATAGCCGAACTACTGTAATTGACTTCAAGCTGGACAAGTCCGATCGACCAGAAATGGCTGGAAGATTTCACAAGCGCATGAAGTTTATCCTCGATGAAGAGGGCGTAAAGTATTCCGATAAGATACTGGCTGAACTGCTCAAGAAATACTTTCCAGATTATCGTAGGGTACTGAATGAACTTCAGCGGTACTCCGTTGGCGGCACAATCGATGAAGGTATCCTAAGTAATCTCGCGGAGATAAATACGAAGGGATTGATCGATAGCTTGAAAGATAAAGACTTCAAGAAAATGCGCCAGTGGGTTGCCAACAATGTTGATAGTGATCCACAAGGCATCTATCGTAAAGTTTATGACGCATTGATTGACAAAGTAAAGCAAGTACCACATTTGGTACTGTTGATTGCTGACTACCAATACAAAGCGGCATTCGTGGCTGATCAAGAGATCAATCTAACTGCATGCCTCGTAGACATTATGGCAAGCGTAGATATGAAGTGAGTAGGTCAGAGCGTCTAGTATCAGTTGACTTTGAAATATCTAGCACCTGTCAGGCACGATGTAAGGTCTGCCAAAGAATAGATGAGTTTGGTAAATTAAACGATTTTGTGCAGACCACTAAGACTCTTGCCGAAGTTATATATATACTAGGCGATCTAGTAAAGCAACTTAAAGAAGTGAAACTCTGTGGAAACTACGGTGACCCCATGGCATGTGAAGAAGTTGCTGATATATGTGAATGGTTAGTCGATCAGAATCCTGATATTAGAATTGATATTGCTACTAATGGTGCGATAGGCAAGCCAAAAACTTATGCTAGATTGGGAAAACTTGGCGTAAACATCACTTTTGGTTTAGATGGATCAACACAAGAATCAAATGAATTGTATAGGGTAAATGTTAAGTGGGCTGATGCAATGAAAAATCTGAAAGCATATTCAGAGACTAGCACAGCCAAAGATTCAGGCTGGCAATTCTTGTTGTTTGACCAGAACAAAGAACATTTAGAGCCAGCAATTAAATTGGCTATAGAGTATGGATTATGCCAAATGTATATCAACGCGATGCCAAATCCATTTAGTTCTGGTATTATACCTCTTAAAAACAGCAATGCTATTATTGCAAATGATTCACCAATTCAGAAGCTGGACATGTATGACATCTCAGGAACAAAGATATTATATCAATTGACACCAGCATTTGGAATGGCAGAACAAGTAAAACAATTGAAGGATAAATATGCCACAGACATGCTTTTCGTATAATCATGACGATCCCAGCGATTTTTCTGAGAAGAATCTTCATGTGTTTATCTCATATGATAATCAGGTTTATCCATGTTGCAT